GTGAATTATCATGGCTAAGTCGGATAGAAAGTTACATGAGGCAAGAATGGCTGGTGCAATATGGATCATGAAGCTAATCGAGGATAAGGGCATGGAAGAAGCGAAGAAAGAGCTTGCAGCAAGGAGAGCTATGTTCATTCCGTTAGAGATCAATCAAGCACAACTGGAAGAATCAGTTGAGAAGATCAAGATGAATACGATCGATACTGTGCTGATTATGTCTTGCATGGTGTTGAGAGATGAGTTTGGATTTGGGCAGAAAAGGATCAAACAGTTCTTTGACCGATTCAATTTGAAGACAGAGTGTATATGTGATGGAGATGTGATCTGGGATGATTTCATAGATGCACTGAGGGAAGAAACCGGAATAGAGTTCTCCATCAGGGAAAATAAGTAGGAGGTGAGGCAGTGAAAGCGAAAGAGTATTTGAAACAGGTAGAACTGCTGGATGTGAAGATCAGGCAGAAGAAGATAGAGCTTGCAGGTCTCAAGGAAGAGGCAACCTGTACCGGAGCATTTGATTATTCAGCCGAGAAGGTACAGACAAGCAGTAAGGCTGATTCTATGAGTAAGAAGGTGGCGAAGTACGTTGATCTTGAAAATGAGATACACGAGGACATAGAGAGGTTCACGGAGCTTAAACATAAGGTGATAGGGCAGATACATATGCTGGATGATCCGAAGTACATCAATGTATTGTTTAAAAAGTATATTGAGTACAAGGGGCTGAAAGAGATATCAAAAGAACTCGGCTACTCATACGACCATATCCGTAGGGTGCATGGATGGGCGTTGTTAGAGTTCCAGAGAAAAAATTTATAATTTTGCCACAAAATGCCACATTCAAACGTGCTATACTGGTATGGTAAAATTATATAGTATTGATTCATAAGGGACATAGCCGTTGCCATAGGTTGTGTCCCTTTTCTTATGCCCAGTGGTTATACAAACCCTCTCCCACCCCTTTAATGTGAATGATAATCTCTTGCCACTGGGCTATTTTGTTTGAGGTGTGATATGAGTGAGATTAAAAGGTTTGAGGTCGTGAGACCTGAATATAGTTTTGAATATATACATCCTGTACTTGGCAGATTGGCATTACCGATAGCCATGATAAAGGTGATGGTTAAGTGCACTAAGATATACAAACTTCAGCCGACTATAAAGTTGGGTGGGGAAGTAAAGAGTGTATGTAAACCGCTGTACAAGATTGTGATCCCGAAGAGAGTGAAGAAAGTAACAGCTTCAAACCTATACTGAAGCTGAGAAGGTGATAGAGATGGAGATTGAGAATGTATCAGTCGAAAATTTAATACCATATGCCAAGAATGCAAAGAAGCATCCGCAGGAACAGATTGAGCAGATCAAGCAGTCTATCAGAGATTTTGGATTCAATGATCCGCTTGCAGTTGATGAGAACAATGTTCTGATAGAGGGGCATGGACGACTTATAGCTGCTAAAGAGCTTGGATATACCAAACTGCCATGTGTCAGACTTACTGACCTTACAGAGCAGCAGAAGAAAGCATATATTCTGGCACACAATAAACTGACTATGAACAGTGGTTTTGATCTGGATCTGCTTACACAAGAGCTTACAGATATAGCAGATTTTGATATGTCAGACTTTGGCTTTGATGTTCCTGATCTTCTCGATGACGAGGATGACGATGCCGGATATTACGGAGATGAAAGGGAACGGACATATGAGGCATACAACCTTGATGATTTTGATGGAGCAAGGGCAGAGGGATTTTACCAGATGCCGGTCATTGAGGCACAGGATGCAGAGCCGGAAGAATTGATATCATTCAATTATGTACTATCCACAAAGAAGCGTAAATGTGGAGTACATTTTTACATTGATGACTACCAGTTTGAACGGATCTGGAACAGCCCACAGCAGTATATGGACAAGCTGAGAGAGTTTGACTGTGTATTCACTCCGGATTTTAGTCTGTATATGGATATGCCAATGCCTATGAAGATATGGAACGTATACAGGAGTCGCCTCATCGGTCAGATGATGCAGGATTGTGGGATAACAGTAATACCAACGCTTTCATGGGCGGAGAAAGAATCTTACATGTTTTGCTTTGATGGAATACAGCAGGGTGGAACGGTTTCGGTATCGACTATTGGAGTGAAGTTAGATGACGAAAATAAGCAGATGTGGTATAATGGAATGACAGAAGCACTAAAAAGAATCAGACCTAAGAGAGTACTTGTATATGGTGGAGATATTGGTTACAAATTCCCTGATAGTGTTCAGGTGAGATATTATGAGAATAAGACATTTAAGAGAGGATAGGTGGGATATATGTTAAAAGAAACATTTTTACATCATATGAAGAAAGCTCAGGCTTTTAGAATTGGAGATTATTCCATATATTATAGTCCGGCATCAATCGTTAATTACGATACGGATGAGGAGATATCATTTAAGAATATAGATGATCTCTATGAGAATGGGATGCTTGGGGATAAGAAACTTAAAGATTTTTGGGAATCTGAGGAGGATGCATTTCACAATCCTTTATGTATGTGTGTGAATGACGACAGTAGTTTGTGGTTCCCAATAGAGGAAGAATAGATATTATACAGATAAAGTATATTAGGACACTTCAAGAAGAAGTGTCCTTTTTTCGTGGAGGTAAAACAGTTGGGCGGCAGAGGAGCAAGCGCATTTTCAGATAGGGCAAAACAAGGAGATAGAGGACTATCATTTTCAGGTGGAAAAGGTAAACCATCTGATAAGATGTTTCCTTCCTGGATGAATGGGGAAAAAAATACAGGAAGTATAGACAGGGTTATCAAGAATTTTAACGAAAAACATACACAAAGTGCTAGGGAATGGGGAGTACAAGTGGATGATAATGGATATGTGACACATTATTACAAGGGTTCCAGAGGTAGTGTGAGCTATGACGCATCTGAAAGCGAGGGTAAACATTTTATACATAACCATCCTGCACATGGATGGGGTAATTTTAGCGGGACAGATCTTGAAACATGGGCAGGTAGTGGACAAAAAGCAGTAACAGCGAGCAGCAGAAACGAATTGCCACCTAAAGGCATAAATCCCAAGCTATACAGTAAAAGAAGAGCAGGAACATATACAATTAAAAAGAAATCACATTTTAAAGCTGCGGAGTTTAGCAAAGCTATTCATAGTGTTAAGGTAAGCAGTGATAACTATGATGCAGATCTCAGTAAATGGCTTAGCAGAAATGCAAAGAAGTATGGATATGAATATTCATATAAGCCGGCAAAGAATAAGGTGTAAATAAATTGATCATATGAAAGGTAGGTGAAATGGATGGGAAAGAGCATAAAAGACATGACAAAAGAAGAACGGCAGGAAGCAGGAAAGAAAGGCGGAATCAACTCAGGAAAGACCAGAGCCGCAAAGAAGCAGATGAAAGAATCACTTGAAACGATCCTGTCCATGAGCCTGAAGAAAGGCGCAGTTACTAATATAGATAATATAAAGAATATAGCGGATATTAAGGGCAGAAATATAACAGTTCAGGATGCTATATTGATCGGACAGGTGCAGAAAGCTCTCAAAGGTTCTATAGCCAGCGCAGAGTTCATCCGAGACACAGTAGGACAGCGGCCGGAAGATATTATTAATCTGAATACTGAGGGTGAAGATATGACATTAAATATCAATGTTTCCTATGGCGACAATGAAGCAGTAAGTACGGAGGTTGAAAATGAAGACAAGTAAAAAGCTGTACCAGTGGGATACGGACCAGTATTTTACTCAGGTTGAAGGTAACTATATAGATTATACGATCAAGGAAGAAGTATACAGGGTTGAGGTATCAGATGGTAAATGCATGATACCAGACGAGCTGCTTCAGAAGAGCGGCCTACATACTGTATATGAATGCTTTAAGAATGGAACAAGATCGGCATATAGATTTAATGTCACTGAAAGACCGGTACCACCTGATTATATTTATACTCCGACCAGACAGGAAACATTTGAAGATCTTGTTAATAAGGTCAATGATGCTGTTGCCGAGATGGAAGAACGTGCCGAACGTGGAGATTTTAACGGAAAAGACGGAAACAATGGCGCAGATGGTCATAACGGAGCGGATGGAGAAAAGGGAGATAAAGGAGATCCGGGCGAGAAAGGGGAAAAGGGCGACAAGGGAGATCCTGGTGACCCATACGATGATACAGAATTAAGAAAAGAATATGATCTGTTTAAGAGTGACATCGAGAAAGAGATGATTGAAGTAAAAAAATCTGTGAGTGATAGCAAGGAACAGCTTGCTGATGCTATCACTGCGAAAGGTGTTAATACAGCAAGCACAGCAACATTCAGTACGATGATAGAGAATATTCAGAAGATTCCAACAGTCGGATATGGAGTGAGCGGATATGTCGATACAACGATACAGGCAGACGGTTCACTGACAGCCATATATGGCTTGTATGAAAAACAGGAGGCATAATGAGTATATTAGGGTATAAGACTATAAAACTGTATAAAACGAAGGTTACACTGGGCAGCAGCTCGGAAGAATATGAGGCAGATATCACAGATGATAAGATGCAAGAGATTGCTACAGCGGTAGGCTGTAATTTATTGATAATCACGAGTGGTAGTAAGTGGTTGTTATATAAAGGAGAAAACACAGAAAATGGCTGGTTATGTCAGATTGCCAGTGGCTATTTTGAAGTTCGTAGATATATCAATGATCAGGCAACGACAGGCACTTCTATGGGTAGTAATTTAATGTGCAGAGTACAGATTACTAATTCGAACTCTATCAAAAGATTAGTTTTAAATTATGCAACAGGGAAGAATGGAGCATCACTTTTTAAATTTGCAAGTGATGGAAATGTTGATTTATCGTATTGTATAGCAGAAGCAACTGTTGCTGGAACTGATGAAAAAATTGCTGTGTATGGATATATTTCAGCCGGAAGCTATATGCTCTCATTGTCTGACAACACATCAGTATCTTACAATTTAAGTAATGTGTATGGATTTGCTGATAATCTCGTTTTAATGTCAGCAATCGCATTAAAGGATAAAAATGCAATCATCGACGGTTTGTACAGATGCGATATAAATAAAAATTCAGATGATCACTATGTGTTTGTTTTAGATAATAAAAAATATATGGCAAGTGATGGTGGAACTAATTGTAAGTGGGCAATCGAACTTGATGATAGCATGCTTGAATAGAAGGTTGTGATAAATGAATGAACATAAAAGTTGAACTTAATCCTGCATTTCGGGAGGTGAACAGGAGTAAACGGAGATATATAGTTATGAAAGGATCAGCCGGATCTGGGAAAAGCGTTGATACAGCTACTAACTATATATTGAGACTGCTTCAGGACCCGGGCAGGAATTTATTATGTGTAAGAAAATCGGATATAACAAACAGGGATAGCACTTTTGCAGAATTGCAGGGTGCTATTTTTCGTATGTTCGGTGATAAGTATGAGAAGTATTTTGTTATCAAACAGAACCCACTCATGATCGAATGCAAGGCAAACGGCAATCAGATCATATTCAGAGGTGTGAATGATGATAAACAGCGAGAAAAGCTGAAATCTATTACATTCAAGCGTGGAAAGCTCACGGATGTATGGATAGAGGAAGCCACAGAGCTTATGCAGAGTGATTTTGAGATTATAGATGACCGTCTCAGAGGTAAGCTGCCACCGGGGCAGTTTTACCAGATCAAGATGACATTCAACCCTGTATCAGCAACCCACTGGATAAAGAAGAATTTCTTTGATATCGAGGATGAGAATGTACTGACACATTCCAGCAATTATGTCAATAACAGGTTTATTGATGCGGCATACAGAGCCAGAATGGAAAGACGTAAGAAAGTAGATCCGGAAGGATACAGAGTGTATGGACTTGGAGAATGGGGAGAAGTCGGCGGACTTATCCTTACAAACTATGTTGTTGAGGACTTTGATACAGATCACAGCAACTTCGATTATGTAGTGAATGCACAGGATTTCGGATTCAATCATGCGAATGCTTTACTTGAAGTTGCATTCAAGGATGGCGAATTGTATATATGCAAAGAGCTTTATGTATACGAGAAAGACACAAATGAGATTATACAGATGGCAGCCGAAAAGCAGTTTGATAAAAAGCTCAATATGTACTGTGATTCAGCGGAGCCGGACAGAATCAAGATGTGGCAGAAAGCTGGATATAAGAGAGCCAGAGGAGTTCTGAAAGAGCCGGGAAGTGTACATGCACAGATAGATTATCTGAAGCAGATACCAAAGATACATATACATCATAGCTGTACAAATACCTATGATGAGATCCGGCAGTGGAAGTGGCAGCTTGACCAGAAGACAAATGAGTATACAGATGAGCCGGTACCATTTTTCGATGATGCAATGGCAGCACTCAGATACTCAATAGAAGATATAAGAAGAAACAGCCGTGTGAAGCCTAGAAAGAAGCCGAGAGGCTTGTAAAGGCTATCAAGCAGAAAGGAAACGCAATGGCAATATACATAGATCCGGCAATGGTACCGGACTTAGACAACATAGATTCAAAAGTGTTCAAATACCTCATACAGAAGCATAAAAGGCAACTTGCCAGATGGGCTAAGTGCAAGGACTACTATGAAGGCAGACATGCAATATTTGCTCCGAATGAAAGCGACGATGAGGATACGGTGAAATTCAACGTAAACTACGCAAAATATGTGGTTGATGTCGGACTTGGTTACTATCTTGGTGAACCGGTCAAGTACAACAGTGATAAGGCAGATAAAGCCGATCAGAAGCGGAAGGAACTTGATGGAGGCGTAAAGGCTTCTATCAGGAATGGTAGTGTAAAGTTGTATGATCCGGATCTGGCGCAGAAGATTGATATAAGCCGGATTCAGGATGTATACGATAATGAAACCATATCAGAGATAGATTCCAAGATAGGTAAGTCTATAGGCATATATGGAGAAGCTTATGAACAGCTCTATGCGAATAGTGATGCCAGCCCGGAGCCACGAAGTACGGTTGTTAGTCCAATGAACTGTATCATGGTCAGAGACAATACTGTAGAGCATAATAAGTTGTTTGCAATCATTTACGAGATACAGGAAGATTTGAACGAATCCAAGTATTATTCCATCACAGTATGCAACGACCACAATATCAAAGAATACAAGAGTCAGGATCTTGATAACTTTGAATTTTATCTTGTTGAGGGCAGTGAGCAGGAACATTTCTTTGGTGAGGTTCCTGTTGTGGAATATCAGAACAATGACGAGCGGCAGGGCGACTTTGAGCAGATCATTCCTATGCAGGATGCTCTCAATGAGCTCTTTAGTGATCGTGTGACAGACAAGAAGAAGTTTGTCAACAGTATTTTGGCCATGTACGGTATGACATTGGATGATGAGGATACCAAGAACCTTAAAAAGGAACGCTTTCTGGATGGTCTTCCTTTGGATGGAAAGATTGAATATATACAGAAAGCATTCGATGAGAACAGCGTTGCTGTGCTCTGTAATGACATTATCCGGGAAATTCACAAGATGACACTTACCGTTGATATGACAGATGAGAACTTTGCCGGAAACAGTTCTGGACAGGCTCTTATGCTTAAGCTTATGGTTATGAATATGCTCGTTAAGAATAAGATGAGAAGCCTTGAAAAGGGGCTTAAGAAACGGTTTGAAATGTACAATCATTGGCTCAATGTTAAGGGTGATATGCCACTCATAGACAAGAAAGAACTTGATGTGGTATTCACAGTGGCTATGCCAATAGATAAGCAGTCTATTGTTACAATGGTAACTCAGCTCCGTGGTATCGTGGATGACAAGACATTATTGTCACAGCTTTGGTTCATCAAGGATGTTGATGAGGTCATGGAAGCTGTTAAGAGACAGAAAGCCGAAGAACAGCAGCAGTATCTTGCAACCTTTGGCAACCAGAGAGCAAGGGACATGGAAACACCTGTCAAAGATGATGAGGATAAGACCGGGGATAAAGGATCTGAGGAAGAGTAGGTGATCTATGAGTGATAACTACTGGGAGAAGAGAGCCATAGACATTGAGAAACTCACTCAGGATGGTGCAGATGTTGATATCATGCATGTCAATAAACTGTTTGATGGAGCTATAGAAATTATAGAGAAGCAGATTGAAGAGATATTCGGTAAGTATGCCAGAGACTCTGGTGTGTCGCCTGATGCGGCTCTTAGGCTTCTAAACGAAGATCAGACAGACACCCTACGGCGTAACCTCATGATAACACTTGCACAGTGCCAGGAGAAAGTGGCGAGGCAGGCAATACTTGCAAGGCTCAACGCTCCTGCTTATGCGGCGAGAATATCAAGGCTGGAAGCTCTGAAAGATTTGGTATACTCACAGGCTTATATGGTTGGTGCCGATGCACACAGAAGGCTTGAAAACAGGCTCATAGATACATATAGCGAGAGCTACTACCGAAGCATATATGATATGCAGCGCAGAACTGAGACTGGCTTTGATTTTACAAAGCTGGCTGACAGGGATGTACAGGCAGCCATAGAGACTGAATGGGCAGGTTCCAACTATTCTAAAAGAATATGGAAGAACACAGATAAGTTGGCAAAGAGCCTCGAGCAGGTTATAACGCAGGGACTTATGACCGGGCAGAGTATCAGAGATATGGATCTTGCGCTGGAGGCAAAGATAGATGGCGGCAGGTACAACATAAACAGAGTAATCCGCACCGAGGTAAACAACTGCTGTAACCAGGGAACATTGAAGTCGTACAAGGCGGCAGGGGTGTTAAGATACATATACCTTGCTACACTGGACTTGCGGACATCATCCATCTGCAGAAAGCTGGATAAAGAGGTTTTCTTTGTGTCAAAGGCAGAACAGGGTGTAAACTTCCCGCCTATGCATCCTCATTGCAGATCTACAACAATGGGATATAGAGAGGACCTGCCAAAGGAAAGAATCGCAAGAGATCCGAAGACTGGTAAGAATATTCATGTGCCGTTTGAAATGAGTTATGCACAGTGGTACAGGAAGTATGTGTTGGAGAAGAAAGATGTTGATAATACAAAAAATGGTGATAATATAAGAGATATAATGTTTAAAGCGTCAAAGTCGGATGTAAACATTATTCGAGATGAAAAAGCTGTTGTTGACGCATACTCACAGTTGCCAGATAAAGTGCAGAAAGCAATGGCTGATGTAACCTTTAATATGGGGCAGAATGGCAGTAGTTGTGATGTAAAAAAAGGCATTATCAACATTGCCAAAGGCGCTGAGAAAGAGGATATAGATCATGAATTTGGACACCTGATAGAAGAACGCATGATGGATCCTAAAATTGTGGAAAAGTATAAGAAATACTTAACTGAGGGATTAAGCGATGCAGATATTACTTTGGAAATATATGAAAATGATTCAGGTGAAAAATTCAATATTTATATATTGCATGGTGATAAGTTTATAAGCGAATATCAAGGTAGATTATATATTGATAGCGTAACTGAGGCTATCACCCCAGATGGTAATTTAAATACAGAATTTATGTGGGAGGCTATTTCAGAGCTTTTCAGAGTGTATCAAAAGGACAAAACAATGCTCAATGAGTACGAGATCAAATTGATAGAGGAGGCATTAAGATGACTTTAAAAGAAGAGTTTTTAAGTATTACATCATATGAGGAATATGATAAGCAGAGAGAAAAATTTAGGTCATTGCCTAGAGATTCGGAGGTTAGAGCACATTTGGACAAACTGTATGGTCCAGGATACGTAGGCGGAGATATAGCCAATGGAGTTATAGAAGAACTATATAAGCCCGGAAAAAGGCATATAGGAGAAGAGTAGAAAAGAATGCTAGATGTGATTACAAGCACTGTACAGAGATGTATGGTGTTTTTTTAATGCAAAAAATAGGAGGATGAAAGAATGCAGAAGTACATTGGAACAAAACAGATCGAGGCAAGACCGATGACAAGAGGCGACTATAATATTTACAGAGGATGGCAGATCCCAGCGGATGAAAACCCAGCAGATGAAGGCTATCTCGTAAGACATTCAGACGTATATGAGAGCTGGTCACCAAAGGCACAGTTTGAAGAGGCATATAGACCATGCAACAATCTGACATTTGGCATTGCGATTGAGATGATCAAAAGAGGTTTTAAGGTTGCAAGAAAAGGCTGGAACGGCAAGGGAATGTTTTTATATTATGTTCCAGTTGGTGCATATGCCCCTTGTACAAAAATTGCAGCCAGTCTTGTAAATGAAAACGGATTGGTTGAATATGGTGCTTATATTGCCATGAAAACAGCACAGGGTAATGTAATTCCTTGGCTTGCAAGTCAGACTGATATGCTTGCTGAAGACTGGGTAATAGTGGAGTAGAAACAGAATAATTGTTAATTCAGACCATGATAAAAACATGGTCTTTTTTATTGTCAAGGAAAAGACATTAAAACCTCAACAGCGAGGCATGAACTTGCTGGGGATTTACTATAAACAACTGGCAGGCATGAACTGGCAGGCACAAAGAGAAAGGAAACAGAAAAAAAATGGATGGAACACAGCAGAACATGAACGCACAGACACAGCAGGGTGCCGGAGTAGATCAGACCGGAGCACAGGCACAGGGAACACAGCAGGATCAGGCAGGAACGACAGGAACTGCAACACTTGAGACTGTTTTGGAATCAATGACACCAGAGGAAATTCTGGCAAGACCAGAGTTCAAGAAGGCTGTTCAGTCAGTAACAGATGCGAGAGTTACACAGGCACTTACAACAGCTAAGGCAAAGTGGGATAAGGAAGCTCTTGATAACCTTGACGAGGCGAAGAAGCTGGAGAAAATGACAGCGGATCAGAGAGCTAAGTATCAGTTTGATAAGGATAAGGCCGCCTTTGATGCTGAGAAGAAAGCATTTGAAAGACAGCAGCTTGTACTTGCAACAGGCAAGGAGCTGATGAAGAGAGGTCTGGATGCTTCATTTGCTGAAGTTCTGACCGGAAGTACAGCAGAAGAAACAGAGGATAAGATTGATAAGTTTGAAGCATCTTTCAGAACAGCCGTTGCGGATTCTGTAAGCGACAAAATGAGAGGAACAGCACCAAAAGATAAGAGCCAGACAACAAAGCTCACTATGGATGGCATTAAGGCTATGAGCATGGAAGAGATCAATGCGAACTGGGATGAGGTGCAGAAAGTCCTCAAACAGAGCAAATAACAAATAGAAAGGACGATGAAATATGTCAGTAAAGAATTTTATTCCACAGATTTGGAGTGCAAGACTTCTTGCACATCTTGACAAGGTACATGTATATGCAGGACTTGTCAATAGAGACTACGAAGGAGAAATCAAGAATTTTGGTGATACAGTAAAGATCAACCAGATTGGCGATATCTCAATCAAGAAGTACACAGGAGAAGCTATCGATGATCCGGACGAGCTGAGCGGCGAACAGGCAGTGCTTACCATTGATCAGGCAAATTACTTCAACTTTGCTATCAAGGACGTTGATAATGCACAGACAAATCCTAAGCTTATGAACGAGGCTATGGCAAGAGCAGCATATGCGCTGAATGATACTATTGATTCACTGCTTGCAGGAATCATGGTAGCCGGTGCTGCCGGAGCAGTCGGAAGTGATGAGTCTCCAATTGTTCCAAGTAAGGATAATGCATACGATTATCTTGTAGAACTTGGAACACTTCTCACTGAGCAGAATGTACCGTTTGTAGGTCGTTGGGTTGTAGTTCCACCATTTTATCACGGACTTCTGCAGAAAGATCAGCGGTTTGTTGGAAATGGCACAGATGCCAATATGGCTATTCTGCAGGGTGGACACATCGGAGCTGCAGCAGGTTTCCAGATCTATGTATCAAACAATGTACCAAATACAGAAGGTGCTAAGTATAAGATCCTTGCCGGTATCAATGCTGGAGCATCTTTTGCGGAGCAGATCACAGAGACCGAAGGATACAGACCAGAGAAGAACTTCTCAGATGCAGTCAAAGGACTTCATCTGTGCGGTGCAAAGGTTCTCCAGAAGAATGCCCTTGCAACACTCACAGTCAATAAGAAATAGGAGGGTATGATATGGCCGTAATAAAGAACCTTGATACAGGACACAGCTTTATTTGTAGAAATGAACGTGTCATTGACCACTGTAAGAAAGACAGCAAAACATATGTGATCGAGGATGAGCCAAAAACCCAGAAAAGAACCAAACCGGCTGCAAAGACAGCCGACTGAGAGGTGACATAATGGATGCACTGGCGAGACTTGGAAGAAAGATAGGATCTGAAAAACAGATAGATACGGATACGTTGAACGACTATCTGGAAGAGGCAAAGGACATCATTAATCTATTCCTGAATGTTGAGCAGTTCAATGATGCTTTTGCTTCAAAAGCTGTTGAGATCGCAGCTATATTATATGAAAAGGATGAGACAGACAAGCATGTGAAGTCTGAGAGCTATTCCGAGGGCGTTGTATCAGAGAATATTACATACCTCACAAGTGACAGCTTCGATGTACAGATTGATGGTGTGCTTAATAGTCTCAAAAGGTACAGAAGGGTATATGTCAAGCATAAGAAGAAAGATAGCGCAGAAGCGACAGAATAGCGGTATCTACAGATACTCCGTTCAAGAAGGTAGATATGGCAATGAAACATATAAATATGAGACAGAGCCGTCTGAAATTCTTGAAGGGATCCTTTGGAGCCCTATTTCATCAGAGGTAGAGGTTGCCGAGTATGGCGAGCGTGTCAATGAGATGCTTCAGGGCTGTGTGTTTGATGATAATATCAGTCTGAAAGAAAAGGATAGGGTAAAAGTGGGCGACAACATGTACAATGTGGAATCTATCAAGCCCTATCCGTCTTACCGCCTTGTGATCATAGAAAGGGTGAAGTAGATATGCACATGGATATCAAAGGTCTGGATAAGCTGATAAATGATTTTGACGCATTTGTAAATGGTATTGATGGCAATGTGAAGCAGATTGTAGAGCAGGAAGCAAATCGCATAGCCGGAGAAGCCAAGGCACTCGCCCCTGTTGATGGTGGTTATCTTAGAGAAAAGATACAAACTCGAACCACAGAAGCTGATGGTAAGATAGCCGGAGAAGTTTATAACAATGCAAATTATGCAGCATATGTGGAATTTGGTACCGGTCCTGTCGGACAGGCTGCTGGGCTTAAGATTGATGGAATTGATCTTGCATACCGGCAGACACCATGGATGATACCGGTTGGAAAGATAGATAAAAGTACGGCTGAGAAGTATCACTTTATTCCTATAAAGGAAGATGGTGAGGTCATTGGATATCTCACAAGAGGACAGGCACCACAGCCATTCCTTTATCCAGCTATGAAGAATAATGAGGATCATATCGTTGAAACGCTGAAAACAGCAGTAAGAATGGAGAGTAAGATTAACAGATGATAGATGCAAGAATACAGATCAGAGAGCTGCTTGAAAGCATAGAGCATGACGGACTAACTGTCAAAATGAACTATCCGAAGTCCATTAATGGAGTTCCACTTATCACATTCTTTCAAATCGGCAATACCGGTTCCGGTATGCACAGTGTTATTGATAATTTAAGTTTCCAGATAGATGTATGGACGGATAACTTTGACGAATGCATAGATATAACACTTTTGGTCGATGAAAAAATGATAGATCTTGGATTCAACAGGGATTATGAAAGCCCGGATTCAGATATCATAGATGCCAGTGGATACTATAAAAAGACTCTCAGATATAGCAGCAAAGTAGATACAAGAACAAACAGACTTATAAGTTCATAAGTAGAAAGGATGGTATAAAAATATGGCAGATACACCAAAACAGGGACTTGCTTCTATCGGTCTTGATATCAAGATTGGAACAACAGCCCTTAATTATGCAACAAAGATCGGAGATATCGGAGGTGCACCGTCAGCACTTGAAGCTACATGTTTCAAGGACAAGTCAAAGAAGAGCGTACCGGGTGTGCAGGAGAATGATAGCTGGGAGGTTGAATATCTCTACGATAATACAGCATCTACCTCAGATTATCGTGTACTGAAAGCTCTTGAAAAGGCTGGGGCAATCGTTGATGTTGAGGTTACATTCCCAGACAATACCGTTTTCAAGAACAAGGGATATGTTACAACCACGGTTACAGGTGCAGAAGTAAATCAGCTTGTAAAAGCAAAAGCAATCGTAAACCTTCAGGGCGAATGGGAGACAACAAACCCGGCAGCCTAAAATTCAGTTGAAAGAATAAAGTATTACAGGCAGGGAGTTTTTTCTCCCTGCTTTTTTCAGGAGGTAAACAATGAAGACATTAGAGATCAAACTCAAGGTGGATGGAGTAGACAAGAAATTTCATTTGAGACTTACAGCAGGTGGTCAGAAAAAACTTAAAGAGAAGTACGATGAGAACATGCTGGCAACGCTTATGAGTGCAGTGGATGATATCGACAGAGCAGTTGATATCTTAGATGCAGCATTGAATTACAAGGACAATGACAATGAGATCACGGATGGAGAGCAGTTCTATGATCTGCTTGTCGAGAACGGTAGAAACGGAGCGGAGGACTTTGCAAAGGTTCTTACAGATATTGCTGTTAATTCAGGCATTATCAAAAAAGATCAGGCAAACAGTGTCATGAACAGTATCAATGCAACCTATAAGACTATGTTCGACAATCTGGAAGAGAATGTAAAAAGGATTCAGGAAGAGAATGGAATGATCCCGGCAGCAGGAGACGAAGTGAAGACAGAGGCAGAGAATACTCCCTTATGATGTTGATAAACTTCTGTTTGAAGCAAGGATCGCAGGTGTCGGTTTCTTTGAGGCTCTAGATTATACCTGGGGCGAGCTTGTGGATATGATAAAGGTCTACAACGAGCGTGAACGCAGGATACACCAGCATGATGCAAATATTGCATTCCGACAGGCGGAGCTTATATCTATGTGGGTATGGAAGAATGACGGAGATATCAATGTATCAGATGTATTCCCATACTGGAACGAGGAAGAAAAGAAGCAGGCAGAGCTTGAAAAGTATAAGGCACTTATGTACAGATATGCGGCTAGGAGCCACAAATAATAAAGAAATAAGAAAGAAAGGAGGTGGGACAGAATATGACTATAGAAGAAATATCCGTCAAGTTTACAGCAGATACAAATAACTTGAAAAGGGCTTTGTCAGAGATCAATGAATCCTTGAAAGGTACGGAAGCGCAGACTTTAGATATAGCAAGTGCCATGGATGAGATCACACAGCCGATCAAGGACATGTCAAAAGATATCCGGTCACTTGTGAATCAGAGTGAGACATACAATAAGAGAATGTCTGATCTGACAAAGACAGTAGGCAGCGCAAATCGTGTTATCTCGCAGACAGCAGCAGATACACAGAAGACATCTAAACAGAGTATGTCTGAGACTACAAAGATGGTCCAGGGATGGCAGAAGGTAAAAGATAAGATGCTGGAAGTGGGGAAAGCACGACCGACATTTAATAGGAATACCGGTACTGCACAGGCATCTGGCGTATCATCTCGTAGTGCAGGAGAATCATCACAGAATCCAACACAGAAAGCACTTGATTCAGAACAGGCAAAGCTTCAGAAGTTGCTTAATACATTAAATGAACAGCAGATCAAGCTGGATGTTATTAATCAGAAGTATGATCTATCTTCACAGAAGCTTCAGAAAACTGAAAGTGAGATAAAGTCGCAGCAGGCAAGCCTTGATGGTCTTAAAAAAGACTATGAAACAATGTCTTCTGTAATGTCTGAGATGAATATAAATGACAGCATCAATGAAGAGATGAAAAGGCTCAGGACTACACTTGAGGAGAATAAGATATCATTCAATGAACTTGATGCTGCAAAAAAACGACTGGAACAGTCCCCATATGAGATTGTAGATGTTGGAAAATCATTTATGTCTATGGATGCGATCATCAAGAAGATGGATGAGCTTGATGCATCTAGTGAAGACGCTTGGAGCAAGTTGGAACGGCTTGAAACTGCTATGGAAGGTGTAAGTGCTAAGAGTAGGACGTTTGGAAGTGCACAGGGTATGCAGAGATTGAACTCTGTAATCACACAGCAGGAGAACAAACTCAGATCATTGCAGAATGCATATAATACTGCATCTTCACAGTCGGCAACATTAAGCGGACAGCAGGAGATTTTAAAGGCGAAAATGCAGCATACAAAAGAATCTGTTCAGGGTGCAAAAGAGAAGATCACTCAACTTGGAGAAGCATTACAGAATACTGCAAGAAAATCTTCTACCGGATTCTTTGGCAGACTGGCATCAACAGTAAAAAATATCGGTAATGCAACTGCATCTCTTATTCATAAGTTCCAGAACGGAGAGCCCCACGCACGGAAGTTTGGATCGAGGATATCTGATTTAGGATCAAGAATGTCGCAGACTACAAGAATGGTCAAGTCCATGGTACTTTCTATGCTGTTAATGCAGTTGATTGGAGATATGGGCGAGAACCTGCAGAGTTTTGCAAAGCAGTCAAGGGTTGTAAATAGTGATCTGTCCTTACTGGCATCATCGTTTACATACCTGAAAAGTAGTATATTGTCTGCATTTCAGCCTCTACTCAGCTATATAACACCGATACTTACAAGTATTGTAAATACAGTAGCTGATGCATTCAATAAGCTGGCAGAGTTCTTTGCATATCTTACAGGTCAGACGACATTTGAAAAAGCTGTATATACACAGAAAGATTATTCGGCAAGTCTCGACAAGTCTACAAAGAGTGCACAGGCACTTAAGAATGTGCTTCTTGGATTTGATGAGATCACAAAGCTTGAAGATAACAGCGGCAGTTCCGGATCTGGTGATGGTTCAGGATCGTTAAATACAGGTAACTGGACGACAACAAAGGTTGATATATCAAGTAGCCTTGCAGATTCTATTAAGAATAGTGACTGGAAAGCTGTCGGTACAGCAATCAGTAATAAGTTGTGTTCTGTATTAGAGTCAATCGATTGGAATAGAGTATATGCTAAAGCTGGCGCATTTGGAACAAACCTTGCAAATTTTTTGAATGGACTTATAACTCCCACTCTTTTTGGAGATCTTGGAACAACGATTGCGGGTTCCTTAAATACAGCGCTTAGTTTCCTTGATAGTTTTGGAACAACTTTCGACTGGTCAAATTTTGGAACATCTATTGCTACAGCGATCAATAACTTTTTTAAGAATTTTGATTGGAAGAAGGCAGCATCAGCACTGAATGCTTGGGTAGGAGGTCTAAAAACAGCAATAAAAAGTGCATTGACTGGTATATCATGGAGTACAATTCTGAAAGGTGGTCTGGATTTCCTGACGGAATTAAATCTTGATACGGTATCAATACTGATAGGAGCTTTTCTTTGGAAATATGGTGGAAAACAGATTGCGGCAGGTGTGCTTAAAGGACTTCTTAATAAACAGATCGCACTTGGTATTGGAAAGGAATCGGTTTCTGTTTCAACAACGATTGGTTTATCTGTAATAACGGCTATTGTAGGATTTAAAATAGGAAATGCATTATATGATCATATTCCTAAAGTACAAGAGTGGTCAGATTCCTTTGCTGCGTGGTTATTTGATGGAAAAGACAAAGTTAATGTTTCAAAGGCAATTACTGTTGCTTTGACAGCATTAACTCTGAGCATTGGAACAGCACAACTTATTAGCAAATTATCAGGTATGTTAGCTGAAGTTGTAAAGAATGCTGTTGCTGCAAATGCTACAACAACAGCGGTAACGGCTGCAGGCAACACTGTTGGAAGTGGAATATTAGGCGCAGCGACAAAGAAGTTAGCGGGAGCTACACTTCTTGTGAGTGGAATAGGAGTTAATATTTCTACAATAAATGAGCCGACTTTTGGCAATACTGTTATTTCAACATTAAGTACAGCTTTAGGGACGTTAATGATAACAGGAAATCCTCAAGCTGCAATTTGTGTTGGAGTTGCATCACTTGGATTTAAAATTGGTAATACATTGTATAACAATTTTGATTCAGTGCAAAGTTGGGCAGACGGAATAGTAGAGACTCTTGGAAATGCACTTACCGGTCAGCATATTGATATGAACGATGATGGCGAACTTAGTGATGGATCAAGAACTGGTACTCTTATAGGAAAGGAATTCAAAAGTAATGTAAAACTTAATGTTGAAACTACAGTCAATGGAGTATCTGATCCAGAATTTAAGGGGATGAAAAAGAGCCTTTTAGATGCGACACCAGATCGGAGTCCAGTAGTTGATGTAAAGACAACAACAAACGGAGTGGCGGATTCAAATGGAAAGCAGATCAAACGGATATCAAATGTTTTTAATAGCAGTTTTAATGGTAAGAAAGCTTATTTTGATGCCATAACGCAGGCGAATGGCAGGAATATGCCGACATCGAAAGCATTTGCAAAGGTTGCAAACAGCTATACTGCATCATGGAAGGGCAAAACAGTATCATATAAGATTAATACAACAAAAAAAGATAAAATAAAGAATGCAGCAACAAAAAATAAAGCAGCTTGGACAGGCAAGAATGTTACATATGGTACCTATACAGCAGTTAATGGCGTTGGCGGATCGGCAAAAACGGTTGAATCTACAAGCAACTCAATGAAGAGTTATTTTACAGGAAAGACTGTTTTGTATAATGTGACAACACAGAGTGATTCAACCTTGCAAAGCATTGGACAGAATGTGTCAAAACAAATATATGCTGGAATGTCAAAAAACGCAATAAAACTAGCAGTAAGAAGTGGTCCAGATCCGCTCAAGGGAGCCATGAATGGTGTATATAGTTTTACACCGGCTTATGCAACTGGTGGTTTTCCGGAGGATGGTCTCTTCATGGCGAACCACGGGGAGCTTGTTGGTAAGTTCAGCAACGGTAAGACAGCGGTAGCAAATAATGCACAGATTGTCGAAGGTATCGAAGCTGGTGTATACAGAGCAGTTACGGCTGCAAACAGCAGTAGTGGCAGATCAGGTGGATCATCTCCTGTGATCAATGTATATGTTGGTGGAAAAGAAGTGACAGATGTTGTTGTAAAGGATATCAATGACAGGACCATACAGACAGGCAAGAATCCGCTACTGGTATAGAAAGGAGTGAGACTGTGGCAGAGCTTGTAATAAATGGAGTAGACATGCCAGATCCTGCGATCAATGGCGGTCTCACTTATGCTCCGGAGAAGATCTGGAGCAAGAACACCGGGCGAACCTCAAACGGAGAAATGTTCGGTGACATAGTGGCAAGAAAAATGACGTTGAAGATTAAGTGGAACTATCTCACAGAATCACAGATAGCACTCATCGAAAGTGCAATCTATGATTCTTTTTTTGATGTCAAATTCAAGGATCCACGAACAAAGAAGTATGTAACTAAAAAGATGTATGCAGGCACTCCGACTTATCCTGTGTATGATGTGCGAAACGGATCATACAGATATACAGGTGTAGGAGTTGACCTGATCGAGAAGTAGGAGGTTACAGATTGTACACAAATGTATCAGAAGACTTTAAAAATAGAATAGCAGGAGATGGCAGAACATTCAGAGCTCGTATGACGCTTGATGATACTGTGATCGAATCCGGATTTGTCAGTTGTGATATGAAGTGTATAGCTGGAACTGGAACAAGCACCTTAGAAATAGGGTGCGCCAGTTCCACACAGCTTGATATCACCATGATCCAGCCGGATATCAGCCTTACAGGTAGAGAGCTTCTTTTTGAACTGGGGCTCATGCTTGATGATGAAAGTATTGAGTATGTCAAAATGGGATACTTCATGGCACAGAAACCGTCTGTAGGTGATGACCGGATCACATTCACCGCCCATGATCGGATGGCTTATAGAATGTCTGGATATTATTTGTCAAAACTCACATATCCATGTGATGTGTCAGATGTGTGTAAAGAGATAAGTTCCATGACAGGTATCACTATGAAGAATACTCCGTCTGGAATCAGCATACAAAAGAACTTTGACGGTTACACATACCGGCAGGCGGTTGGATTCATAGCTGGACTTGCCGGTAAGTTTGCCACATTTGATAGGGATGGTGTACTTGATTTTAGATGGTACACTTCGGTAGATTATCTGATAGATCTTAATCGATCATTTGATGATGTCGTTGTGCAGGAGAATTTGTTTCAGGTTTGCTATATCTCATGTGCCGTAGATGAGAACAATACGCTTAAAGCCGGAGATGGAACAACCGGAATAGCAACAAGTAACTTTCTGATGACACAGGAGATCCTTGATAGTCTGTATACGGCATTGAAAGATATAAGCTATCACCCGGTGACATGCAGTTTTGCCGGAGATATGCGCCTTGACCTTGGAGATATTGTTCAGGTATCAGATAAAACCGGGAAAGTATATGATGTTCCAGTTATGAGCCTTAATTTCAGTTTTGATGGTGGCCTTACAACAGATATAGGCTCGTATGGTAGCACAGAGCTCAGTGAGGCAACATTTGTCAGCCCAACTGAGAACTATGTTCAGCAGGTATATAGACGTTTGTATGTAGATAAGTTAGATGTGACACAGGCAGATATAAAATACGCAGCAATTGAGAAACTGCAGGCGGCAGATGGGGATATCAAAAAATTAAAGACTGATAAGCTCAATGTGACGGATGCAGACATCAAATATGCAAAGATAGACTTTTCAAACATTGGAAAAGCGGCATTGGAACAGTTTTTTGCAAAATCCGGATTGATCGAGAATGTTGTTGTCGGAGATCAGCAGATAACCGGAACCCTTGTTGGTGTGACAATCTTAGGTGACAGTATCAAAGGTGGTACGGTCATAGCGGATAAGCTTGTTATCAAAGGTGAGGATGGTCTGTATTATAAGCTCAATACAGATGGGAAAACTGTAGAGAAAGAGCAGACAGACTACAACAGCCTTGATGGTGGTGTGATCAGAGCTAAGTCTATTACGGCAACTAAGATAGCGGTTGAAGATTTGGTTGCCTTTGGAGCAACTATTGGCGGCTGGCATATAACCGATAGTGGTCTGTATTCCGGTACAAAAGAAGCTCTTGATAATGTTTCAATGGGAATGTTTCTTGGGAACGATGGACAGCTTAACATAGGTGATTCCGAGAACTTTATTATGTTTTATATAGATGCACAGGGGAATACTCACCTTGCCATATCGGCAGATGAAATGAAACTTGGTAAGCAGAATATAGGGGACATTATAAAGAATATAACAGGTGTTACATCAAATCTGGATAAGATACTCAATACAAAAGATGCAAATACGGATAAGCATACGGATTACATTACATTCAATGATGGCTCTCTCAGACTGGGAGATTCTGCATCTGAAAAGGTATTGGAGATCTGCAATGAGAGTATTCAGATTTATGAAAATGATATCTCTGTTGCAAGTTTTGGAGAAGAAACTAGGATTGGCGAAGAGAGTGGACTGCACTCAAAAATTAATTCATATGGTTTCCATTTTTATGATTATGATCAATTAGTTTTCCATATCGGGTATGCCAAAGATGTAGTTGATTCTGATGGAAACAAAACAAATGCGCCTTTTTATACGATCGGTACCAGATTGGATGGCAGTAGTGTTGGAGCATATTCAATTGCAGAAGGTCTGGATAATATTGCAAGCGGTTGGTGTTCTTATGCAGAAGGTTACAGCAATACTGTAAGCGGAGCTTGGTCTCATGCAGAAGGCGGTGATAATACTGTAAGCGGAACAGAATCTCATGCAGAAGGCGGTAATAATACTATAAATAGTTGTTATGATTCGCATGTGGAAGGTAGTCGTAATATTGTTAATTCTTCCTATTCACACGCAGAGGGAAGTATCAATACAGCAAGCGGAGAAAATTCTCATGTGGAAGGTAACAATAACACAGCAAGCGGAGAAAATTCTCATGCTGAGGGAAACTGCAATATTGCAGAAGGTAAAAATTCTCATGTAGAAGGTTATGGTAATACAGCAAGTGGAGAAAACTCACATGCTGGAGGAACAGGAAATTATGCAATCGGAAATTCACAGACTGTTGTAGGAAGATATAATGAGGATGTGGATGGAGCACTTCTTATTGTCGGTAACGGAACCTCAAGCGCAAGATCAAATGCTATGGTAGTCACAGAAAAAGGAGACGTACAGGCGAGCAGTTTCAATGGTCACACTATAACGACAGGAACGGCAGTTTGTGCAGCAGTAGCCAATAAGCCGACAGCAACACATGTAAAGTTCCAAGAAACACTGCCAAAGGTACCGGCTGTATTACTTGATCCGTTGACTACTGTTCCGGGAACAGTATTTAAGGGATGTTCAGCAACAAATATCACTACGACAGGTTTTGATCTCTATGTTACAAGAACAGACAATGGAGATACATCGGTGAAATGGGTAGCAATTACATAATAAGGAGGACAATATGAAACAGGTTATATGTACAGTGATCGGAGCGGTTGGCTCCGGAATAGCAGCATTGTTTGGAGGATGGGACACCGGACTGGTGTCTCTTTTGATTTTCATGGGGCTTGATTATGTATCAGGATTGGTGGTGGCAGGAGTATTCCACAAAAGCAATAAGACAGATACAGGCTCGCTTGAAAGCAAGGCGGGATGGAAAGGTCTGTGCCGAAAATGCATGACGCTTGTATTTGTTCTTGCGTCGTACAGGCTTGATTTGATTATCGGAACAAACTATATCAGAGATGCGGTGATCATTGCATTCATTGCAAACGAACTGATATCACTTGTCGAGAACGCTGGTCTTATGGGTGTACCACTTCCGGCGATTATTGTTAAAGCTATTGATATATTGCAGAAAAAATCAGAAGAAAGTGAGGAATAGAATATGAGTATTGTTGAAAGGATTGTAAGCGTAGCAAAGAGCCAGATCGGTACATGTGAGCCGGATGGTGACGACAAATATATTAAAGTATATAACGAAGCGACAGGCGCAAAATTCGGAATGAATGTTGCGTGGTGCGCTATCTTCGTAACATGGGTTATGATCATATGCAATGTTGCAAAAGAGGTTGTCTTAAGATTCGCATCATGTACCGCCGGGATGAAGTGGTTCATCAAGCAGGGCAGATGGAAGAATGCAAAGGCTTATGGTGGCACATATACACCAGTTCCGGGCATTTTGATTTTCTTCTCAAAGGGACATAAGTTGACAGATCCGTCACACGTTGGAATTGTGACGAAAGTAACATCTACATATGTATATACAGTAGAGGGAAATACTTCAGATGCCGTTCACGAACGCAAATACTTATTAAATGATCCGTACATCATCGGATATGGTGTGCCGTCATATGCTGACAATGTTAAAGCAGACACAAAAGATAATGATACCGGATACCAGACCATTGAGGTCAAGAAAGGCGACACGCTTTGGGGAATTGCAGAGAAGTACCTCGGATCTGGATCGAGATATAGGGAAATCATGAGCCTTAACTCATTAACGAGCGTAACAATCCATCCGGGCTTAGTTCTCAGCATTCCAGGCACGAACGCATCAGCGAATGAGGCAGCAAAGAAGACAAAGACATACACCGTCAAGAAAGGTGATACCTTATGGGATATTGCTACAAAGTATCTGAAGAATGGTAGCCGATATGTCGAGATCATGAGCTTGTCGAAGATCACCAGCACCACGATTCATGTTGGACAGTCTCTGACATTGCCAGCAGCTTAGTATTGTGATAATATATAAGTGCTTATATAAATAAGGAAAGAACAGGATACCTTAGAGAAACGAGGTAAGACACATACAAGACACAAAACCATTAAAATAGTAAGGTTTTAAGCCATTTTCTGTTTCCGTAGAGGAAGCTGCAAAGGCTGGTAAGTTCTAAAAAAGCTAGGAAATAAGCCAAATAAAGAAACGTGAAAATACCTGAAAAAGTGATTGTAACTAACAAACAACTAACAGGTAACTAACACTCGTAACTAACAAAAAACGGGGCAGCAATTATAATGATTGTTGCCCCATATTTTTTATTCTATCTTTTCAATTTCAGTGTGAAGTTGCTTCATGGTCCTGTGGGTGTACACTTTCTCAGTCACATCCTCGATAGAATGACCAACTATCATCTTTATGATGTATTCATCCATGCCAGCATCTTTTGCCAATGTAATAAATGTATGTCTTGTATCGTGAGGACGATGAGAGAGTTTTAATTTTCCCATGACCTTATTCCAACGGCTTCTGTATTTGTCGTATGTCATGCGCATACCAGATTGACTATCTGGATCATTGAATAAATAATCGGATTCCAATTCTTTAGCCTGATCTACTCGTTTTATGATCAGATCTTTTATTTTTGAATGAATAGGAACGCACCTGTTGCGCCCTGCATCAGTCTTAAGACCGCCGAACATGGTATTATTTTCCAGATCAATATCATCTATTTTCAAGATAGACAGTTCTTGTGGTCGCCATCCGCTGTATATACCAATTAGAATCATATCAACAACACTATAGTTTATGTTCTTCCAGAGTAGATCTATTTCCTCCGGTGTAAATGTAACACGAATGATCTGAGACTTTCCACGCTTGATGGAATCACACATCTGGGCATAGTTCTTATCAACAATCTCCAGCTTCATAGCATATTTATAGAGCATGTTGTAGAGAGATTTCATTCTTTGCTTCGTACTCTGACCAACATCTGCATTCCGGATCGTTCCCTCCATGTGATTAGGACGAATATCTCTCATTCGCATGTCCCAGAGTGGCTTTGAGTGATTGTAAGCAGATACCCATGTTCTTGCGGCAGATGGTACTATTTCCTGAAAATGTATATCTGACCATTTATCATAGAGTTCAGAGAATGTAATATTTACGGTATCAATATCATAGGGATTCTGATTATAATTGGTCAGAGCAGTAAGAGCTTCTGCCCGGGTACTGTAATAGCCGATGGTAGCATATAACTGCTTAGCCTTTCCTGATTCTTCGTCAATAGCCCATCCTTTCGTTTTACGAGCAATCCATGGTTTCCTGCGCTTGCCAGACAGCTTATACACAGATCCGAATCCGTTTGCATTTCTCATATCAATCATCCTTTCTTATCTTAAAAATAGGCATAAAAAATAAGCCTATCAAAATGAGAAGGCTTGTGATATAATGTAGTTTGTTGAAACGTTAGTCATAAGCCTTCGGTTTGTGGGTAACTGTCCTCCGGGTGCTGGTAACACCTGGGGGATTTTATAACAAGTCCTTAGCAACGTCCTCCCGCTATGAGGGAAGTGACAACGCTCTGGACTTTTTTGTTTTGAACTATTTTAAATGTAACGTAAAAGACCCCGCATTTCTGCGAGGTCAAGTTTGAAATACAATAACATAATATTTGTGCCCTATAGGCTGCTTAATGTGGTTATTATACTCTAAATTTTTCTCGCATTCAACGATAAAAAATATCATTAGCATACTGTTTATAGTTTTGTAGGTCAATTTCACCTTTATCAAAGACTTCATTGACGATTAATTCCATGATTGAAAATGGAAAGGTGTCAGGAGGTATGTAATGCTCTCCAGTATCATTCTTATAATTATGTGCTCCTGTTGAACGATAATAATCTAAAGTTTGGTAAGCAAGTTCAGTAATTCCGTCCCAATAATAGCTTTTCAAGTCATGTATTCTATTAGCAATTCTAGGAGCAATAAATAGGTATTCATAATTGCAATATGGTCTTGTTCCATTTAAGTCAAATAAAAGAGCCAGAACTAGGTAATTTAATTCTCTATCAAAATCTCCATCTCTGCGCAATACATCACTTTGACGTAGCGTTGTCATTCTCAACATAAAGTGATTATAAAAAACTGAGTAATACATCGTCTTGGCATTATATATGGACCATAAAAGATCATCCATTTTAGCCCAGCTTGGAGTGCTTGTTTTACATTGAATAAATTCGTCTAATGTAAAAATTTTGTCATCCAAATAGGGAACAACATCAATTAGATATTTATTTTTTGTAACATATTCTTTGCCAATTTCAGAAAGTTTGTATACAGTTCTGAGAGATAGTGTGAATATGTTAATATTATCAAGTATGCGTTGGACAAGTTCTGTTTTTTTACCACCGGCATTTAATCCATGATCTTTAAGGATTTTTCGCATTTCGTTGTATCTTAATGCCTTGAGCGAATCTACCTCACTGCAAGGAACCAAGTAGCCTTGATTTATCAATTCTATATGTCGCTCTATTGGTTTGTTTATTCCAAATGTTGTTGCAATCAACCGGGCATAATCATCATATGTTATGCCGATCGGTTTGCCGTCAACCCTGAAAAGGAAGTTTACATTGGAGAAATCTGAATGTGAATTATCCCCAATCCAAGGAAAGTGAGGCTCACATCCTCTTTTTATTTCATCTGGTGTAAGCAATGATAATCCTCCTTAAAATTTTCCTCTTAATTCTACGACCTTGCCAATTATGCGTACTGGCTTAGTCGCTATGGTTTCCTTGTCAAAGAACATCGGAGCATAAGCAGGATTGTTAGATATAAGCTCCAATCCATCTCTATATTTTCTGAGGCGCTTGCAAACGGCATCATCACCATTCACAAGGGCAATCACAGTATCTCCATTCTCGGCATCTTCCTGTTGCTTAACGATGACAACATCACCATCTACTATACGGGGTTCCATGCTGTCGCCTTTTATTTTTAATGCGAAGAAGTCACCTGTCTTAGCCAGATCTTCTGATATTTCCTCGGTATCAATAATATCAGTAACTGCATTTATAGGAATGCCTGCAGCGACACGACCTAGTACCGGGATTTTTCTAGCTTGAATAGCTTGTGACTGCTGAGGAGTATTAATTTCAACCTTTCCATCCAGTAAGGCAAATAAGTCATCAAAATCTATATTCATACCTTGTGCAGCTTGTCGGATGCATTGAATCGATGGTGATATTTCTTTTCCAGTTTTTGGATGTTTATTTTTCTCTAATAAAGAAATGTAAGCTTTACTTATTCCGCTACGTTCGGAGAATGCATCCATACTAAGTGAGTGATCATCTCTGTATTGTTTTATGATATCGCCTAATGTCATTCATCCACCTCCTTTTGTTTACTATATTGTACAGCAATAGCAAAAATATGTCAAACATTTTGAACAAAGTTATTGACATACAGTGTTCAACATGTTAAACTTACAATGTCAAATAAATTAGACAAAAGAAAGGAGGTAGAAAGGTGGAATATAAAGTTAAGGAGATTCGTGAAAAAGCTGGTATAACTCAGGAAGATCTTGCCATAAAATCAGGAGTATCAAGGACGATTATATCTGGCCTTGAAAGTGGAACAATAAAAGAGACATCGACAAGAACGCTTAGAAAAATAGCAGATGCTCTTGACAGAAGTGTTAGTGAGTTATTTTTTTAATCAAAATGTCTAATATGTTAGACGAAAAAAGAAAGGAGAGGCATGAAATGGATATAACAGGAATTAGGTATTTAAAAGCCGATTCATATATGACAAAAGATGAGATTGCTGAGGCATATGGAATATCGATAAGAACGGTATGTAACAGATTATCGGAGCTGGAGATATACATTGCAAAAGGAAGATACAGTGAATACACCATATTGGATGGTTTCGGTGTGACATATGTCAACTATCTTGCGCTTGTAGATTTCATGCAATACCGCAAAGAATTGAAAGCTGGCAGAAGAGTACCACCGTTCAATCCTAAGAAGGTTGCAGAAGGTGGGACGGTGTTGCAGGATGCGCAGTGAGAAAGGAGAGACATGCATCATTACATAACAAAATACACGGAGAATGGGAACAGATACGTTGAATCATGGTTACAGATCAATCTGCCATTTGGTAGATGTATTTGTTTCAGCAGAAAAAGGATAAAAATATAGGAGCCACCGCTTGCCTAGATGACCCCCATAAGAATTAAACCTTTTTCCAGTTACGACCTTTTTCCTGTGTTGGAGGAAGTCGATCACCTTGATCTATATGCACCTGTCTTGGCTTTGGTACAGATCCGCCTCGTGGTCCTACTTCCTTATAACTTCCAGGAGATAAGTTGTCAGTGCCTGGTTTGTATAACGGAGTACTCATAATATTCACCTCATTTCTAAATATATAGTCATGAACACTTGTTCATACACTATATATAGTATTCAAAGAAAGGAAAATGTCAAGTGGATAAGTATACAATACTACAAGTTATTGAGAAAGAGAGACTTAGACAGGGAATGTCAAAGCGTGAGTTGGCTAAAAAGGCAGGAGTTACCGACCGGAGTCTGTACATGTGGGAATCAGATCAAAGAGGAATGACCTTGACCAATGCAGACAGCTTACTAAAAGCGGTTGGAATGACGTTAGTTATAGATATAGAGAGAAAGGAAAGGAGAAATCGACATGGTAAAGAAGATAACACCGAATCAGGCGGCTGAGGTAATGGGATGCTCCCCTCAGTTTATCCGGATTGGAATGCAGAGAAACTTATTGGATATAGGTGATGCGATCAAGATGTCAAGCATCTGGACTTACAACATTTCTCCGGGAAAGCTTGCAGCGAGACAGGGCATCACAATAGAGCAGTTAAATGATCTCATACAGGCTATGGGATGAAAGGAAAGGGGTGAGTTGGTAGTGAAAAAGAAGATATGTAAATGTGCTGTTGGGATCATGTTCTTTATTGGCTTCATGCTTATATATGGAGCGGCAAGCTCTGTGGCATTTGCGGAAGATATGAGAATCGTGGAACCGTGGTATGCACACCTTGGACAGGCATTTGCCGGAGTGCTGCTGACACTCCCTTATCTGGTAGGCAGGAGAAAAGCATGGTTGAGATGAAAGTGTTATCAAGCCATGAAGAATGGCTCAAGGCAAGAACAAAGATAGGTGGTTCGGATGCTTCGGCTATTGTGGGAATGAACCCATATAAAAGCAATGTGGAGCTTTGGAAAGAAAAAGCATATGGAATTGAACCGGTGGATATATCGGATAAGCCATATGTGAAATATGGAACAGAAGCTGAGCCGCTTCTCAGGGAATTGTTCAAATTGGACTATCCGGAATACCAGGTGTGTTATGAAGAGAATAACATTTGGTTCAATGACAAGTATCCGTGGGCACATGCAAGCCTTGATGGATGGCTTATAGATCAGGATGGTCGTAAAGGCATATGGGAATGTAAGACGACGAATATCTTACAGTCCATGCAAAAAGAGAAGTGGGATCACAGGATACCGGATAACTATTACATACAGGTGCTGCATTACCTGATGGTAACAGAGTTTTACTTTGTGGTACTTAAGGCACAGCTTAAATCTGTATATGGAGAGAATGTGTACTTACAGACAAGACATTATACGATAGAGCGGTCGGAGGTTGAAGAAGATATCAAGTATCTGATCGAGGAAGAATCAAAGTTCTGTGAGCATGTACAGATGAAAAAAGCACCGGCACTGAAATTACCGGAAATATAGTAAAGGGGTGAGAGAAAAATGTATTACAGAATTTGCAGTAACTGCGGAGCGAATCTTGATCCGGGAGAGCGATGCGACTGTGAAGAGGAGAGACAGAAACAGACAGACCGGATCATGAGCATGATGAAAATAAACAAAGATGGTCAGTATGAACTGGCTATGGTGGGAGGATGTACATGGAATTAAGAGTGAATGAGGTAACAATACCGGAAAAGATCAGCTTCAATTATGAGGAACTGAAAGCAGAGTTGACTGAGAAAGTGGCATTTTATGAGACGCTTGTATATACAGATGATCAGGTTAAGGATGCCAAGGCAGACAGAGCAACACTTAACAAGCTGAAAAAGACATTGAATGATGAACGTATACGGAGAGAAAAAGAGTATATGCAGCCATTCAATGAATTTAAAGCACAGGTTAATGAGATTATTGGAATTATAGACAAACCTATAGCTGTGATCGACAAGCAGGTGAAAGAATTTGAAGATCAGAAGAAAGCCAAGAAGCAGAAAGACATCGAGGAGTTATTTGCCGGCATGGGCTTTCAGAGTTTCGTTACACTTGAAAAGATTTGGGATCCTAAGTGGCTGAATGCATCCACTTCGATGAAAAGCATTGAGGAACAGATGCGGTCAAGAATGTACCAGATTGGTGATGATGTGCTGACACTTCATAATCTGCCGGAATTTGGCTTTGAGGCGACAGAGGTATACAAGCAGACACTTGATATAAATAAAGCCATCAAAGAGGCACAGAGAATGGCAGAGATCGCAAAGGCAAAGGCTGAAGCCGAGGCTAAAAAGAAAGCAGCAGAAGAAGCACGAAAGGCAGAGGAAGAACGCAAGGCAAAGGAGATTAAGGAAGAACAGACGGTAATTGCACCGGCAGAACCGAATGAGCAGGCTGTGACACCGTCTGAACCGGTGCAGAGTGCTGACAGCACACCGGAGAGAATGGTAGTCAGATTTGAGGTATTACTCACAACGGAAGATGCTTATGCATTGAAAGAGTTCTTTAAGAGTAGAAGCATAGAATTTAAAGCTATTTAGGAGGTATACAAGATGATTAAAGCAGTAAGCGGATTAGTATCAATAAACGGATCAGCACCGATGATTATATCGGAGTTGGCACTCACAGTGAAGGCAATAAGAGAATCACTTGCTAAAGAGTATGGAGAGCCAGCTACAGAGCAGTTGATAAACAGAGCTATGGAAGTATCAAAAGCCGAAGAAGATCTTGACGAGAGCATGAAAGGTCTCATACAGGATGTGTGCACCATATTGGCGAAAGCCGATAGTAACAAGGACAGTACAGAGGATCCGGCATCAATTTTCGAAGATGCGTTTCTCAAGGCATTAAAAGACATGATCATGCATTAGGAGGAAAAGTAAATGGCAGCTAATAATAGTTTAGTGAAAAAAAGCAAGGCACAGCAGAATTTGGGAATCACAGCATACCTTTCACAGGATGCTATAAAAAATCAGATTAATCAGGTAGTTGGTGGTAAGAATGGACAGCGTTTCATTTCTGCTATCGTATCAGCATATAACACCAACCCTACACTTCAGGAGTGCACAAATCAGTCGATTCTTTCAGCAGCACTTCTTGGTGAGAGTTTACAGCTTTCACCATCTCCACAGCTCGGACACTATTACATGGTTCCGTTCAATAACACCAAGGCAGGCACGAAGGAAGCACAGTTCCAGATGGGATACAAGGGATATATTCAGTTGGCTATCCGTTCCGGTCAGTATAAGAGACTGAATGTTGTCGCTATCAAGGAAGGCGAGCTTGAGTATTTTGATCCTTTAAACGAGGACATCAAGGTTAATCTCATGGTTGATGACTGGGACAAGCGTGAAGAAGCCGAGACCATCGGCTATTATGCAATGTTTGAGCTCGTGAACGGCTTCAGAAAGACAATGTATTGGAGCAAGGCACAGATGCTTGCTCATGCGGACAAGTATTCACAGGCATTCAGCAAGGATGCTGTAAAGATTAACACAAAGTATGGCGAGAAAGAAAAGGTGTCATTTGCTGACTATGAAGCCGGTAATTATGATCCGAGAGATTCATGGATGTATTCATCATTCTGGTACAAGAATTTTGATGGCATGGCATATAAAACAATGCTCCGTCAGTTAATTTCCAAGTGGGGTGTTATGAGTATCGATCTTCAGAGCGCATTTGAGCGTGACATGACCACTATGGATGGAGATGGAAATGTGACCTATGTGGAAAACGATACAGAGGAATATGTTGATTCAACAGCATCAGAACCGGAAGCAAAACCGGAACCGGAACAGGGCAAGGAAAAAGCACCTGTTATTGAACAGTCGCAGACTACACAGCAGAATCCTGCCGCCGCTGCACTGTTTTCATAAATAATACTTGTTCATGGCAGATACACACATCACACAGTATAAGCCATTGTATATAGCCCTGCCGCTGATCCGGTGGCAGGGAGAAAGGAGCATTGATTGATGAATCCACAGTGGATAAAGAGCACATCGTTGAATAGCAGAAAGTACAGGAATAAAAAGGTTGAGGTCGATGGGATTCTATTTGATTCCAAGAAAGAAGCAAACCGGTACATGGAGCTTAAGCTGTTAGAAAAGGCAGGAGAGATCACAGACCTCAAGAGACAGGTCAGATACGAGCTTATACCGAGGCAGAGAGAACAATCGACTGAGATGTACAAGGCTGGACCTCATAAGGGCGAATATAAGCCCGGTAAGGTCGTAGAACAGAGCTGCTACTATGTTGCCGATTTTGTCTACAAAGAGGGTGAGAATATAGTCGTGGAAGACACCAAGGGCATGAGAACAAAAGACTATGTGATCAAGCGAAAATTGATGCTCCACCGTTATGGAATACGAATTAAGGAGGTATAGAGGGTATGATAACAGATCTTATCGAAGCAAAGAAAAAGGAACTGATTTCAATACAGGATGTCGTTTATGAGATCCTTGAAAAAAATACAGATGCAAGAAATAATGATGATTTCCTGTATTACCTTGTATGTAAGCTGATCGGAGAAAGAAAGCATGGATACAACATAGATCATATTCAGGTAAAAAAATTCTTTGAGAATCGATCAGGGCTTGGTCTTCCGTCGACCGAGACAGTGAGACGTACAAGACAGAAGATACAGGCGGCAAATCCGTGGCTTGCCGGTAACAGATATGTGCGATCGATGCGGCAGAAGAATGAGCAGGCTTTCAGGGAGTATGCAAGAAAATGAAAGGAGCACAGTGGCTATGAGTGATAAAAAGAGCTTCGTCTTTTATACCGAATATAGAGAGCATTTAGAAATGCTTCCACCAGAGCAGATCGGTGAGTTGATGTTAGCTCTGATTGATTATCAGGAGACCGGTGAAGTCCCTGATCTGCCAAAGGGTAGTGCTCTTGCTATGTGCTTCTCATTCATTAAGAAACGGATGGATAAAGATAATATCAAGTATGAGGAGAAATGTGAGCGCAACAGATCCAATGGTAAGAAAGGCGGCAGACCAACAAACCAAACGGTTATTTCAGAAACCGAAGAAAACCCAAATAAACCGAATGGTTTTTCAGAAAACCAAATGGTTATTTCAGAAACCGAGAAAAAGTCAACCGAACCCAGAAAAGCCGATAATGATAATGAATATGATAATGATAATGATTGTGATAATGAGGAGTATATACATACTCCAGAAAAAATATGTGCTAACGCACATACAAAAAAGGCGGTCAAGTCACCCAAGAAGCCAGAACCGGTCGTGTATAGTGATGTGCCGGAATTGGATGAGGCTATTCATGAGTTCATTAAATTTCGCAAGGGCATGAAAAAACCGATGAGTGACAGGGCAGTCACCTTGATGATGAACAAGCTTGAGACATTATCCCATGACAAGTATGAGCAGGTACAGATACTGAATCAATCGATCATGCAGGGATGGACAGGGGTATATGAGCTTAAGGGTGAGAATAAGCAGTATTCCCATTCACCAAGAGCAAGTAACAACCGGGTAGCGGATCAGTTGGATGAATCATACAAGATGATGGCTGAATGGGCGCAGGAACGAGCAGAAAAGGGAGGCTTCGCAGATGAAGAAAGAGATGGATAATTCAGCAACAAGAAAAATTAAGTTGATCGCAAGACATTATGGCAAGGGTCGTCTGGTCAGACAGTGTATTTCATGCTTTGCATTATTGATCAATGTTTTTACCTGGTGGTGGAACAATGAGACGACTAGGAGAGAGGCAAGAAGTGAAACGGCAGAAATGAACAATACACTGGCAGAGCAGATCGCATGGGCTCAGATCACAACTGCTGCACTGGCAGAGTTATTCGACATAGCAGATCAGGTCGATGAGCAGAGAGAGGTAGTTTTGACTGAGCTTATCGAGAAAGCCAAACAGGAGATCATTTATGAGCATGAAACAAAATAAACGATGTAACACCTGCAGACACAACCAGACCTGTACGCTTTCAGATACAGGCAGAGTATTACATGTCTGTGATCTTGATAATTCGTACATAGATAATGCAAGACTGGCATATGGCAGGTGTGAAAAGTGGAGAGGAGTAAAGCAGAATGACGGAACAGGAGTTTGCAAAGTTCGCCATGGGCCTAAAGACATATTACCCGAGAGAGAACCTACTGCCGAACAGACCGGCAATGGAACTCTGGTACAGACAGCTTCAGGATCTACCGTATGATGTGGCAGAGACAGCACTCAACAAATGGGTATCAACAAACAAATGGTCACCATCCATAGCTGAGATTCGGCAGATGTGCTGTGAAGTAAGACAGGGAGAGATACCGGCATGGAGTGAAGCATGGGAGACTGTTTTATATGCGATCAGAATGTATGGATCATACAGACCGCAGGATGCAATGATGACACTTGATGATCTGACCGCAAGGACAGTGACACAGATCGGCGGATTTGTGAATATTTGCAGGAGTGAGAATATCGACATTGACCGGGCGAATTTCAGAATGGTCTATGAGGAACTTGCAAAGCGGAAGCAGAAGGATGCGCTGATGCCGGCAAAGCTCAGAAGTGCGATACAGAAGATACAGAGCAACAGCATGATGATGTTGGAAGGGAGAGAAGATAATGAAAAAATTTGAATTAACAAGTGAATTTAATCTTAACTTTTTTGGTAGAAAATTTTTTAGAATTAAGGCTCTCGTTAATATTGAGAGATACGGTGTAAAAGCTGGTGATTTAGGGGGATGGGTAGAAAAAGAGGACAATTTAAGCCAGAGCGGTGATGCATGGGTATCCGGTAATGCTAAGGTATCCGGTGATGCGGTGGTATCCGGTAATGCTAAGGTATCCGGTGATGCGGTGGTATACGGTGATGCTAAGGTATCCGGTGATGCATGGGTATCCGGTGATGCGGTGGTATCCGGTGATGCTGAGGTATCCGGTGATGCTGATTATGCGGTGATCAAGGGCTTTGGAACCGTATATAGACCAACAACATTTTTTAGATGTCATGATGGTGAGGCAAGGGTTACATGCGGCTGCTTCTATGGAACAATTGACGAATTCCGGGAACAGGTTAAGCGAACCAGAAAAGGTAAGGTTGCAGATGAATATCTGAAAATTGCGGACTTGATGGAATATCATTTTAAGGAAGAGGACAGTGGTGAGAATGTATAAATGCATTGACTGTCAGGCAGAGTTCGAAGAGCCGGACATGGAAAGAGAGCGCATTGGTGAATATCATGGACAGCCGGCATATGAGTACCGGGCTATATGCCCCTTATGCGGATCCTGTGATTTTGAGGAGTTGAAAGAACTCCGGAGCAGATAAAAATAAATTAAAGAAAGGAGCTGAACCTCCGGCCGGGGTAACGATATATCGGGTTCCTTTTAAACATGAATTACAAAGAGTTTTTAGAAAGCAAGATAGAACTTGCAGTTGATAGTGGTTTTTCGGTTGACAAGAACCGTATTAACAAAGCATTAAAGCCACACCAGAGAGATGCAGTGGCATGGGCACTGAAAGGTGGACGTAGAGCCTTGTTTGAGTCTTTCGGACTTGGTAAGACTGCACAGGAAATAGAATTTTGTCACCTTGCAGCAGAACATACAGGTGGTAGAGCATTGATCGTATTACCACTTGGAGTTAAGCAGGAGTTTACAAGGGATGCCGTGGAACTCCTGGGCTATGAGAAACCAGAGTATTGCCGAACCATGGAAGAGGTTGAGGCAAGCACAAGTCAGATCGTTCTGACGAACTATGAGAGGGTGAGGGACGGAGACATCCGACCGGATTACTTCCAGGCAACCTCACTTGATGAAGCATCCGTCCTTAGATCATTCGGATCTAAAACATATCAGACGTTCCTTGAAAAGTTCAAAAACGTACCTTATAAGCTGGTAGCAACTGCTACACCATCACCGAATAAATATAAAGAGCTTATTCATTATGCTGGATATCTTGAAGTCATGGATACAGGACAGGCACTTACAAGATTCTTTCAGAGGGATTCAACAAAGGCAAATAACCTGACACTGTACCCAAACATGGAAGATGAGTTCTGGCTGTGGGTGAGTAGTTGGGCACTTTTCATTACAAAGCCATCGGATCTCAATCCAGATTATTCTGATAATGGTTATGACTTACCACCTCTGGATGTTAGATGGCATGAGATACCGGTTCACTATGGAGATACAGTTGATAAAGATGGGCAAATGGAGTTGTTTACACAGGCATCTGCAGGTTTGAAAGAAGCTGCAAAGGTGAAGCGTGAGAGTATCAATGAGAGAGTAGAAAAGATGCGTGAGATTGTAGACAGTTCGCCGGATGATCATTTTATATTGTGGCATGATCAGGAAGCAGAGAGACATGCGATCAAGAAAGCTCTGCCGGAGACAGTGGATATATACGGATCTATGGATTATGACCTTAGAGAACAGAGAGTTATAGATTTCTCAGAAGGTAAAACGAGACTATTTGCAACAAAGAAGTCAATCAGTGGTTCAGGATGTAACTTTCAGCGGTTCTGTCACAGGGAGATATTTGTTGGTATTGATTATGAGTTCAATGACTTCATACAGGCTATTCACAGATGCTATAGATTCTTGCAAAAAGAAACTGTGGTTATAGACATAATCTATATGGAGAATGAGCGAGAGATTAAAAATGCTTTAATTGAGAAATGGAAGAATCATGATCATATGGTGCAGAAGATGATCGAGATCGTGAAAAAGTATGGACTTGATTCAGCGAATAAAACAGAGCGGTTAGAAAGGAAGATGGGTGTGGAAGGTACAAGAGAAGAAAGAACAGTAAGAGGAAATCATTATGAAGCCGTATATGGTGACTGTGTGGAAGAAACAAGAGCGATGGAAAGCAACAGCATTGATTTAATCCATACGTCAATACCATTCGGTAATCATTATGAATATTCAGCAAATTATAACGATTTTGGACACAATCAGAATACAGAGAGGTTCTTTGAGCAGATGGATTTCTTGACACCGGAGCTTTTAAGGGTGTTGAAGCCGGGAAGAGTTGCAGCTATTCATGTTAAAGACAGAGTGCTGTTCGGAAATGCTACCGGAACAGGAATGCCAACTATTGAACCATTTCATGCTGACTGTATAGAACATTATATGAGCCATGGATTTCAGTATTTTGGCATGATCACAGTTGTGACGGATGTTGTCAGAGAGAACAACCAGACCTACCGCCTTGGATGGACGGAACAGTGTAAGGATGGTACCAAGATGGGAGTTGGATGCCCTGAATATATTTTACTGTTCCGCAAACTGCCAACGGATCACAGCAAGGCATACGCTGATGAGCCGGTTACTAAGTCCAAGGATGAATACACAAGGGCACAGTGGCAGATAGATGCTCACGGATATTGGAGAAGTTCAGGAGACAGGCTTGTGAGTAAAGAAGAACTTGAGAACGTATCTGTGGACAACTTACAGAGAGTATACAGACAGTACAGCAGAGAGCATGTATATAACTATGAGGATCATGTGGCACTTGCAAAGGAGCTTGATATGGATGGAAGATTACCAGCTACATTCATGGTAGTAGCTCCGGGATCATGGAACCAGCTTGAGGTATGGGATGATATTAACAGAATGAGAACTCTTAATACGACACAGAGCCAGAGAAGGGCAACCATGCATGTATGTCCTTTACAGCTTGATATCGTTGAGAGGATTATCAACCGGTATAGCAATCCGGGAGATGTTGTATATGATCCGTTCGGTGGCCTTATGACGGTACCGATGATGGCTGTTAAAATGCACCGGTTCGGTAAGGGCTGTGAACTGAATCCTGATTATTTCAGAGATGGTGTTGGGTATTTACAGGCAGAGGAGAATGAGGTCGATTCACCGACATTGTTTGACTTCTTAGATGTGGATACCAAGCGATAAACAGATAAATAAAAAGGAGAAACAACATGACAAATTTTGAGATAGAAATTACATACAACATGATCTGCCGACCGGGGCAGGTCGTGCGGATCCATACAAAAGAAACCGCCAGTGGACGGAATTTTATCATGACATGGAAGAAATGGACCATTGTGGAGGTTCACGATCATCACATAGTGATGAAGAGCGAATACGGCTACCGGGAGAGCTTCACCAGAATAGATATTGTTGAGATGATCAGGAGAGGAGAGATTCGATGGAAATAGTACCAGTACAGGATAAGAGCTGTGAGACATGCAAATACCAGAGCAGATATAAAACAGATGAACCATGCGCACACTGTACCAAGAATGCGACGGATAACTATGAGCCAATGACAAACGGAGATTATATCCGGTCGCTCAGTGATGCAGATCTTGCGCAGATTGTAATGTGCCCGAATGAGATAGGGTTTGATGAAGTAGAATGCCACAAGCATGATAAGTTTTGCCAGGAATGTACATTGAACTGGCTTATGGCAGAAAGAGAGGTTGAGGTGGATGAAAATATATGAATATAAGGGCAAGCATTATAGTGAAGAAGACACGTCTCTTTATGATGAGGATTATGGTGGAGATTTATATGATCTGTATTGGGAATTAAAGCAGGATGGTGAATGTGATGAGGATACGGTTTATTATGCACAACCTGATGGAGAAAATAACTATTCAAGTCCAGAAGAATTGATTGAATCAGAGTTTTCGGACTTAGTAATTGATGAGAAGGAGAGTGGAGATGATGAAAGATAGATATTTATTTAAAGCAAAAACCGCAAAAATTGTTGAAACATACAACAATGATGTTGAAGATGGCGTGTGGGTTCATGGAAGTCTTCGATGTGATGTTGGGAAATATACAATTTTTCAATTTGAAACTGAAAGAGCGGATTATGTCGAATACGAGATTGACCCGTCCACAATCTGTCAATAGTGGACTTTGCTCAAAAGAAAATGGAAGCGAGGATATAATACCAATTGGCAAATTTGAAAGAGAGCATTTTGAGGTGTGTGGAAACATTTTTGATAATCCGGATTTATTAGAAATGGAGGTGTAAGATATGCCAAGAGTTGCAACAGAAATAGCAAGTGATCCGGATTGGAGCCGTGCCGTGAATATATCAATACAGATGGGAGTGCAACGATACCCAGCTACATGGGCATTAGCGTTTATACATGAGTGGGAGCGCATTACGGCTCAGATCAGAAGTGAGGTGATATAAATGAAGAAAATTCAAAAAGATATAGTGGATAAAATTGAACTCAGAAATAGGCTTAATGAAGAGATAAAAGAATGGGCGGAAGAACATCTTGATCTTGACGGCATGGACATTGATTGTGCTGATATAGTTGATTATCACACTGGAAACAAACAGGGAACAGAAGAGTGCAAGGAATGGTGTGATCAGACCTGTATGGGCGAAGATTGGTATATGGGAGATTATTTTTGGGAAACCGAGTGTGCGGGAAAATATTTGCATATGAAGTTTAGCATCTAAATAAGTGAGGTGAATTATCATGGCTAAGTCGGATAGAAAGTTACATGAGGCAAGAATGGCTGGGGGGA